AGTCTCTCACAAGATCGGCTTGCTTCTCCGGTTGTTCTTGTTTATCTATTTTGTTCACACCATTCAAACCAATGCTACGTAAATTAGGAATTGTAGCATCGTCTAAGTTGCCATTGATGTGAAACACAACTATTTGTGACGGATACTTTGCTCGAAAACCACACCTATCACATATAGTTTTTTGCTTATATCCTTTTTGCTTCCAACGCGGCACAAAAGGTTTCTTTCTTTTGTCTAGTCCATTGCATTGATTACAGCGCGAACGGTAGTAAGTTACGCCATTTTTGACATAATTTATAGCTCTAGGTTGCTTTTCGCACACTGAACATAACGGTCTTTCCATATATTTACTTATATAAGGCCTTTTCTAAGGTCGCATAAACCGCTGATTTATGGTGAAACTAATAAATAGATATAACATGAAAGAACTATTCTATACAGTTTATAAAACCACAAATATAGTTAATGGAAAATACTATATTGGAAAACATCAAACTACTAATTTAAATGATGATTATATTGGTAGTGGAATAGCATTGCAACAAGCAATTGTAAAGTATGGAATTGAAAATTTTGTGAAAGAAATTCTTTTTGTCTATAATAACAAAATTGACATGGAAGAAAAAGAAAAAGAGCTAGTTAATGAAGAATTAATAAACGATTCCAATTGTTATAATATTGCAACTGGTGGGCAAGGTGGAAATCTAGGAGAAACTGTTAATCAAAAGATTGGTAAAACAATGTCTAAGATTTTAAAAGGTAAGAAGAAAAGCAATGCCCATAAAAAATCAATGAGTGCAGCAAAGCAAGGGTGTAAAGTTGATTCAAATGTAGTGGAGCGCAGAGTAGAAACTTGGAAGAAAAAAATAAATTTATTAACTTCTGAACAACGTAAAGAGTTGTTTGGTCATAGCGGCAACAAAAATGGTTTTTACGATAAAAAACATTCGTTAGAAACCAAACAAAAAATTAGAGATACTATAGGGAGTTCACGCGAAGGTGGCAAAAATGCTAATGCAAAACCTGTAGTTTATAATGGTGTCAGATATTCTTGTAAAAAGGATTGCTATATGGCATTAGGCATTAGCAAAGGTAAACTTAATAAACTTTTAGGAGATTCAAAAATGAATAATAAAGTTAAAGGAGGTCTATCGTGGCACTCGTAAGTCCAGGCGTTGAAGTTTCAATTATCGACGAAAGTAATTACCGTGCTGCTGCTACTAACAGCGTACCTTATATTCTGATTGCTACAGCGCAGAATAAAGTTAACGCTGCAGGTACAGGTGTTGCAGCAGGTACTTTAGCTTCAAACGCTAACTCAGTTTATTTAATCTCAAGCCAAAGAGAGTTAACTAACACATTTGGCAATCCATTCTTTTATAACACAACAGCTGGTACACCAATTAACGGATACGAGCTTAACGAATACGGTCTACTTGCTGCATATAGCGTATTAGGTGTAAGCAACCGTGCATACGTTCAGCGTGTAGATGTTGATTTAGCAGAGTTAGCTGCTAGTGTAACACGTCCAACTGGTAACCCAGCAAATGGAACTTGGTGGTTAGATGTAAGCAGCACTACCTGGGGAGTTTTTGAATGGAGTTCAACAACAAACGCATTTACAAATAAAGTACCACACGTAATTACTGCGTCAAGTCAAATTGCATCAGGAACCGTGCCTAAAGATAGTATCGGTAACATTGGCGATTATGCTGTTGTAACTTATGTTGCTAGCGGCGATTCTAGCTTACCAGTTTACTATAAAAATAGAAGTAATGATTGGGTGTTAGTTGGTTCAGACGATTGGAAGAATTCTCGTCCAGCAGTAACTGGTTCTGTATCTAGTCCAACTATTACAGCCACTGATACAATTACACTAAATGACGAAATTGTAACAGCAAGTGGGACAACAGTAGCAACATTAGCTGCTGACATTAATGCACAAGGGGTTGACGGTGTAACTGCCGCAGCAGTTAACAATAAATTAGAAATTTATGTAGAATCTTTAGCCGCTGGTGCACAAGCAGATAGCTCAGAAGATCATAGTGTTGTAATTACTGGAACAGGAACTCTGCTAGCAGATGTAGGTATTACCGCTGGAACATACTATGCTCCAATACTACAACAAAGCGCACACTCAAGTGTTCCACGTTGGAGAAGCACTGATAGCACACCACGTCCAACAGGTAGTGTGTGGATTAAAACTACTAGTGTAAACAGCGGAACTAATATTTCATTAAAGAAATATAGTACAACTACTGGCACTTTTGTAAGCCAGAGTTGTCCTTTGTATGCCAATGACGAAACTGCTAACTACGAACTTGATAGAAGCGGCGGCGGTAGTAACATTGCGCAAGATGTTACATATGCTCGTTATGATGTAAACGAAAATAACACCGGAACACTAAAACTGTTTAAACGTCGCACAAGCGGTGCAACATTAGTTACTGGTTATAATACTACACCAACATTTACTAGCAGTGAAACATTTACAATTAGTGCAAGTGTTGCTGGCAGCTCTAGTATGACAACCCCAGTAACTGCTACTTTAGCAGGCACTACAGCAGCAGATTTTGTTGCAGCATTCTTAGCAGCAGGCGTAGCAAATACTACAGCACGTGTTTTAACTACTGGTGCAGTACAAATTGAACATACTCAAGGTGGTGTTATTCATATGGATTCAACACTGAATCCAGCAAGTGACGGTCCTTTGTATGATGCTGGTTTATTCGCACGTGGAGAAACAAATGCAGTTGCTGGCGCTCGTTACAACTATGTTGACGGAGAACAACAAGGTTTGATTATTAGTAACTGGATTCCAGTTACTAATCCAGATGCTACTGTATATACAGCTAGTACCAGTGCGCCAGGAACAGATCCAGCAGATGGAACTTATTGGTATTACAGCACAATTGACGAAGTTGATATTATGATCAACAACGGAACCAATTGGGTTGGATATCTAAATGGCGGTTCTGATACTCGCGGTGCAACACTAGCTAACACAGATCCAAACGGTCCTCAAGTTAGTGCAAGCGCACCAACAACACAAAGCGACGATTCTGCGTTAGTTGAAGGTGATTTATGGATTGACACTTCGGACTTAGAAAATTATCCATTAATTAAACGTTGGGAAACTGTTGATGGTTTAGCACAATGGGTTACACTAGACAACACTGACCAAACTACAAGCGATGGCGTATTATTTGCAGATGCACGTTGGGATACTGATGGCACAACAGATCCAGCTACTGATACAATGGTTACAATTAAAACATTATTAAGCAGTAATTATACAGATATTGATTGTCCAGAAGCAAGCCTATATCCAGCAGGTATGTTATTGTTTAATACACGTCGTTCAGGATACAATGTTAAGAGTTATCAGGTAGATTATTATAATGCTACCGATTTCCCAGACGACAGTTTACCAACTGTTAAAGATGCGTGGGTAACTGCTAGCGGCAATAAAAATGACGGTAGTCCATACATGGGTCGTCAAGCACAGCGTATTATTGTTACACGTGCTTTACAATCAGGTATTGATGCAAACACAGAAATTCGTGAAGAACAACGTGTATTCAATATCATTGCAGCACCTGGATATCCAGAGCTAATTCCAAACATGGTTACGCTAAACAATGATCGCAATAACACTGGATTTGTTGTTGGTGATACTCCGTTGCGTTTAGATGACAGTGGTACAAGTTTAATTAACTGGGCTACTAACAATTCAGGAACCGGAACTAGTACAGCCGACGGTTTAGCAACAACTGACACCTATTTAGGTGTGTTCTATCCATCAGGACAAACAAACGACCTAAGTGGTAATACAGTAGTTGTTCCACCGAGTCACATGATGTTACGTACATTGATTCGCAATGACGAGATTGGTTATCCATGGTTAGCACCAGCTGGTACACGCCGCGGTACAATCGATAACGTTAGTGCATTAGGCTATGTAAATGCACAAACAGGTGCGTTTGTACAAATTGCTAATCGTAATTCAGTACGCGACACATTGTACGAAAACAATGTTAACCCTCTAACCTTTATTCCAGGCACAGGTCTGGTTAACTATGGTAACAAGACTACACAAAGCGGTACAGCATTAGATCGTATCAACGTAGCACGTTTAGTAGCATTTGTTCGCAATCAAGTTGAATCAATTGCTAAAGGGTTCATCTTTGAACCAAATGATAAACTAACACGTGATGAAATTAAGAATCAGATCGAAGGTTTGATGAATGATCTAGTTGCAAAACGTGGACTTTATGATTATCTAGTTGTGTGTGATGAATCAAACAACACTCCAGCAAGAATTGATCGTAACGAACTATATGTTGATATTGCAATTGAACCAGTTAAGGCTGTAGAATTTATCTACATTCCAGTTCGTATTAAGAACACTGGAGAAATCGCAGCAGGTTTATAATAGAATAAGTTATTATAACAATTTAAGAGGGTCTTAATTGACCCTCTTTTTTTGTCTCCTGGTTCTGGATAAATAATAGCATATACTTTAATTAGGAGAAACAAAAATGGCGGTTTCATCATTAACTAGAATGACAGTACCTTTAGCCAGCGATCAATCAAGCTCGACTCAAGGTCTATTAATGCCAAAGCTAAAATATCGCTTTCGCATTATTTTTGAAAACTTTGGTGTATCAACACCACGCACAGAATTAACAAAACAAATAATTGATTTTGCTCGCCCAAGCGTAAGTTTTGAAGATATGACAATTGATTTGTATAACTCAAAAGTTCGTTTAGCCGGTAAGCATTCATGGGATGACACTACAGTTAGTTTACGCGATGACGCAGGGGGTAACGTTTCTAAACTAGTAGGCGAACAACTACAGAAACAGTTTGACTTCATGGAAATGAGTTCAGCAAGTTCTGGTATTGACTACAAGTTCATTACACGTTGCGAAATTTTAGATGGTGGCAACGGTGCAAACGAACCAACTGTACTTGAAACTTGGGAACTATATGGTTGCTATTTAACCAGCGTTAACTATAACGATTTAGCATATAGTGAAAGTGCTCCTGTTACAATTGGTTTAAACATTCGCTTTGATAACGCACTACAAACCCCGCTAGAAAGTGGTGTAGGTGCAACAGTTGGACGTACATTAGGAACGGTAGTAACTGGTTAATAACTAATGGGATTTGGTAGCAAACTTAGCAGCATGCTTGGCGGCTTTTCAACAGGCCTTTATCAGGGCCTGTTTGGAAGCGACTATCTTAAAGATTATAAGCATGCAAGTAAAACGTTTTTATCAGACGGCTACGCTCTGGCTCCGCAAACCAAATTCTTATTTCATGTTTATTTTACGTTAAACACTGCACAGATACCAGGCCTCCAACGGGTTATGGGATCAGCTCAGGATATTTCTCAAATTGGCATGTTAGTTAAAACCGCTGATCTTCCTTCGTTCAATTTGGATGTTCAGGAGCATATGCAGTATAATCGGAAACGGTATACACAGCATAAAGTAAATTACAGTCCAGTAAGAATCTCATTCCACGACGATGGTAGTGATCTTATCCGTAGTATGTGGTATAACTATTATACCTATTATTTTTCAGATGCTCGTCACGAATACGATGGTATTAATACTAATCAAAGTACCGGGTTAAGTAATGGTCCATTTGATTTCAATCGTCGCGATATCTACGATGATTTACGTAGTGTCAATGACTGGGGATTAAATGCAGAAAGTAATTCTGGTATTGGGTACAAAGCAAACTTCTTTAAAGATATTAAAATTTATGGACTGAATAGAGGTAATTTTGTAGAATATACATTAATTAATCCAATAATCACAGACTGGCAACACGATACATTTGATTATAGTCAAGGTGGCGGCACTATGTCTAACACTATGACTATAAAATATGAAACGGTGAAATATCACCGCGGGACAATTGGCACTCCCGGCGGAAGTGAAGTTCGTGGATGGGGCGATTCTGTTAATTATGATACTGAACCAAGTAAACTATCTAACGCAGGTAGTACCACTACTATATTTGGTCAAGGAGGATTATTAGATGCAGGATCAAGTGTTATTTCAGACTTACAAAATGGTAATATTTTAGGTGCAGTATTAACCGCAGGACGCAGTTATGAAACATTTAAAGACGCTGATTTAGGAAGTATTCTAGCCGAAGAAGGAATTCAACAAGTTATAACACAAGGCACAGTTTTAGCACAGAATCAAACAGTACAGAATGCGGTTTCAAGTGCAACAAACCAAACTAATAATTTCTTGTTTCTAAAACCAGATGCTTCACAAACATCCGTGCCATATAGTTCAGCTACAACACTAAGTAACAATAATCAAACCAGTGCAACTAATTGGAAAAATCCAAATTTAACAGCACCAAATGTTCCTATTGTTGATGAAACAATTAGACGTTCTGTAAATACAAATGATATTTCAAGTAACGGAAGTTCAATTAACCTATAGTAGAATAATATTATTATGGCAAGCGTAAACATTCAGCGTACTACACAACAAACACGTATACTAGATGAATACTATAATACGGAATTAGTAGTATCAACCGAGGAATATGATTTGGTAGTATCGTTTTTTAAACGTGTTATGGCGGATCCAGATGTTGCTGAAACTTTTGCAAGTAATTTGTTTAAAATTTCAAAAGATACTGGTGTAAGTGTGTTAACATATCTTGAAAATATAAAAAATCAAAACGAGCTAGA